CGTGTTTTAACATCATTGTCACTGATAACTTGTTCTGTGTTTTTTACCACTTTGAATGTGGCCTGCAAATCTATTTTTGCAAGACTGCCAAACAATATTTTAAATTTCACAGGATGATAAATGATTTCGTCACTTATAGATTTAATTTTTCTTAATGTAGGATGAAGATCATTATATAAACTGTCACTGCTAGGAGGTAGCGGTTCTTCTTCGATTGAACCGTTGACATATTGTCTATATGCAGTGTCGTATTCTTTAGTTAAAATAAAAATATCAATAATGTTTGTAATTCCAGGATCAATTCTAGTTTCATAATCTGCATTATGAATATACTGGAATTTTAATCTATCTCGACCAACTAATACTTTGTATTGCAAACTTGGTATCAGCGTAGACGCAACTTTGTCTAATTTTTTTACTACATCAGTGTCAATAAAATAAAAATGTTGTGCTTCTACGTATTGAGAATAAGAAGAAATTGAGGTCTCTGACGGTAAAATTATAACTACAGGATTAGTTAAATCATTATAGATGTATCGATAATCTTCCTGACGATCACCGATAGTATATTTTTCTTGTATAATATATTTTCTCTGAAGGACTTCAAGATTTGTTTCTGTAACAGAAGGAGGATCAACAATATCATTAAAGATATCTGGATTATCTACAACACTGTCTTCGTCCGTATCGGTAAAAGTAATTTCAATTTTCTTAGTGTCAACGTATCCATCTAATCCACTGTATTCTTTGAGAATAGACCAATCTCTATCAAAAGTATAAGCAGAAGTCAATGGTGCGGGCGCAGTGTTTATACTTAAAACTTTTATCTTATCTTTGGCCACTGTGTTTGTTCTAGTGTCATAAATTTTATCACTGCTGTCGTAATAAAATCTAATTTGTTGATCACTCTCAAATATGTAACGAAGTTTTCTAGAATTAACTGTGTAAAATTCATCGTCTGGTGTGAACAAAATTAACCAACTAGAATCTAACTTTTGATTAGATCTGTCACCTGCTTTACCTAGACTAAACAGATTAGACACATTTAAATTTTGTTCAAAAACAATTTTCCAAGTTCTAGTTGTTCTGTCATATCTCAGACCAAATGGTCTATTATCAAACACTAGATCAATAATAGTTGTAATTGTGCTGCTTTCGATTGTATTTTTATATTTAGGAATAATTCTAGATAATCTAGCATCATTAGGAACAATGTCATTTAATATAATAGGACCAAAACCGGTAGACAAAGTGCCGGTGTTGTTGGCAGTGCCGTCACCGGTCACAGATACAACTTTAGTCCATAATACTGTAGATCCGTTAGATGGAATTCCGCTTGACGGAATTGTTTCTAATTTATTATTGGAAGATTTATTGAAATACTGACCAGTAGGCGCAGTAAATTTAACCAATGCTCCCGATTCAACATAAGTTAAATCAGTGCTGGTAAATTGTCCGGTTGCATACGGAATAGTGTCTACTATATTTCCAAAATATCCAGTGCTTTGATTAGTGTCTACTGTCTTAGAATACCATCTTGAAATAATAGTTGCAGATGTATCAATTTCGTAATTGGCATAGAAATAATTTTTTAAGTTATCATCTTTGATAACATTGAATAATTGATTATAAACTACAAACTCAATATCAGTTTTAGTCACATAAGAAAATCTAAAACTGTCAGAATACAATTCTTTATAAACTACGCCGTCATCAGAAAATAAATTTGTTTTACTGTATTTTCCTGTAGGATCCACTAGATCAAAATAACGACTTATTCCGCTGGAACTTCTATTAACTGCTTTGATCTTGAGAATTTCCTGACTCACTGCTAAAGGACTAATATTATAATCCTCTCCTGTGATCATTCTATTTTGAGTGTAATAACTGGCCGGCGCATTAGTTTTGATACTGTCATTAGTTTCTGTGGCGGCTGCATTGACCACAGTGGACAACAAACTCATGTTAATTGTTAATACTTCAATTTGACCTGTATTACTGACATAAGAAATATCCACACTTACTGAACGAATGTCTTTGGGATTAATAGTGTAGGAAAATCCATTGCTGGTTCTATAGTAGATTCTAAAAGTGCCTAATGGCAACGTGCCAAATACTCCGTCAGAAAAATTCAAACTTATTCTATCACCAACACGGGTAATGACACTATAGATGTTTCTTATATTTTTTTCTAAACTGTTGTAAATGGTGTTGTTGCCTTTGAAATCAGATACCGGAGCCCAGTACTGAGATTCTCTACCGTTGTTGTCTAATTTGTATAGCCATACATCTGTGTTGTTGATGTTGGCAGCATCTATGTCAACAATTTCATTTGACCCTGGTTGATCTAGTGTAAATGTGCCGGTATTAAGTTGGCCCTGTCTAAAGTGAAAGAAAAATCCAGTGTTACTTGACCCAGTGCCCTTGCCATCATCCTTGTAGATAAAAGCAGGTGTTACGCCCAATGCTGGTGGCTCTTCTTTCACCACGGAATTCAACGTGTCTATAACTGTGCTGGTAATTTCAAATTGCATGTTTCGGCCATCAACTGCTTTAGTAAACCCAAACACTGGCACATCGGTGCTGATGCCTTTAAATCTATACTGCTCTGTAGGAACTCCTACTATGGTGGCCTTGGCATCAGGTTTACCAAATTGTCTGTTGGGTTCCAATGCCGAATTAATTACTTTGATAAATTGCTCGTTCCAATTGGCGTTGGTGGGGTCATTCCATGCTACTGTGATGCCTGAAAGATTTCTGTTGTTAGAATCAATCACTGCTTCTGTAGTTTTTACGCTGGTAAATTTTAAAAATCCGTTGGCTGCTAAATTCCGCTTGGCATTGTAACTTAACAGTCTTGCTAATCTCAATACACTTTCGCGACGTTCTGCTAGTTCTAAAAAATTATCACGGGCATTTAAATCTACACGAAATGCTATGCTTTGTCCTAAAAACGCAATAAGATCTATCAACGCTAGGTATTCAGAACTTTCAACATAGTCATTAAAATCTTCAGGGTAGTTTTCTCTAATGTAAGATATCATTACTCTGCGAAGATTTTCAAAGTCGTAACTTTGGAAATCAGCATTTCTAAAAGTCTGATATATGCGTTTCCAGTCTTCAGCAACTAGTAATCGATTCTGACGATCGGTAGATGACATCGTTTATCCTTGTTCAGTATATTTATTTGTAAATTAAACTACGCATTTAACTTATTAGACCATTGTCTTGATCAAATTTAAATTGCAAACTTTCACTTATATTGAAATTTAAATATACCAATTCACATTCAATTTGTATCCCACTTTCGTATTGATTTACAATGATTTGGTCGGCCTTGATCCGAGGATCGTAATTTATAATATCTTCAACATTTTTTACAATGGCATTTCGAACTTCGGGAGTAAATGGTTCATACAATAGGTCCCAAATCACTGTGCCAAATGTTGGATTTTCTAACTTTTCGCCTTGGCGAATGTGAAAATGATTTACTATGTCTTGTTTGATCAATGCGAGATCATACAATCCAAAATTTTCAGTAGCATTACTAATTGTACTGAAACCTTTGTAAATTTTTGTGTTAGGAGTTTGTTGAGATTGACCTGGTCCCTTGACTGTGATTCTATTATATAATCTGTTGTTGATTGTCATATTTCGCTTGCTCCTGAAATTTTAGCAAATGTATCTGTTCCAGTAGTGTATTTTTTCCAATATTCAGACGTATCGGCGATTGACGAACTATTTCCCTCGTTCCTATCATCGATATCCCTATCAGTCTGATCAGGTTTAAATTTTACCGGGTCAAGATTTTCATGATGTGGCCAAGGCTCGTGTGTGGGTATTCTACGCATGATCGACTGCGTTAATTCACTGCCTTCTTCATCTGGTAAACTGTGAGTTTTTAATTCTTTTGGTAGTTCTGCTTCGCTGGCCTCACTTGCAGAGTCGGCGCCGCCAGGTGCTGCGGCAACTGCTGCCGTAACTGCTGTGGGTGCTGCTGGACCATTAAGATTAATTGTACCAGCACTAAGCACCAATGATGCTCCGCCAATGCTGGTTGCGCCACCACCGGTCCATCTACTGTCTCCGCCACTTTTAATATCTAGTGACCCGCCAGATGTGATTGCAGTGTTGCCGCCAGTATTAATATCTAAATTACCAGTAGTAGTAATTTTTCTGTTACCTACTACAGTATAATCAATATTACCTGTTCTTTTAATAACTTCACTTCCAAAAATGGTAGAATTTACAGTTGCGCCGCCGCCAGACCCACCGCCTACGTCCCAGTTGAGTCCTTGTTGAAAGTTCCAGTCTACTTGGCCTGTTACTTTATGTTTCCAGTTGGCATCGTACACCCAGTCTACATCGCTTTTTACATGATGTAGATAATTTGCATCAAACAAAATATTAACATCTTCTTTTACATGGTGAGTGTATGTTGTATCATATGTTATATCTACTGCTGCTTTAATATGAATTTTTTGATTAGCATCAACGATTAAAATTTGATCTCCAATAACATGTGTGTGCATTTCACCTGCAACTTTAGTATTAAAATTTCGTCCTGCCTCAAAATTAATATCTCTATCGGCATAGAAATTTAAATCTTGTTTAGTGTGCAAACTTACACTATCTTCAGCATAGATATCTATTTTGCCATCACTGGTCATTTCAATCCAACTGGTGCCACGAGCATTGCCAATATAAATTAAATCTTCTGTATTGTGTAGCAGTATTTGATGACCTGTACGTGTTCTAAATCTTAATAAATCATTGTGGGGTCTATAAACATCACCGTCAGTTTCATCTTGTTCAACTGCTGCGTATTCAGGAGGACCTTCTGACGGTGATGTCTTACGAAGAAATTTATCATCACCGTCGTCCATAACAAAACTTGAGCCGCCAACTCTGCTGATAAATGCTTCGTTAATAGCATGCTCAAATTTTCCAACTTTTCCACGTGGACCTTTTTTATCAATTGGGCCAGGAGTCGATATGCCAAACACAGCACTGGGAATTTCTCTTCTAGCACTGGATGTGGTAATACCTCTAATGTCATCCTCTAACAGGCCTTGTTCAAGATATCTGTCTTGCAAAAATGGATGAAAAGGTTTCAACAATCGTGTGGTATCTTTAGCACTGATATCGTTTGCTTTTTTATTATATTCAGCAACGGGAGTTCTTGATTTATCGCCGTCTACATTAAATGATGTAGCAGCATACCCCGGTACCATAAAGTTTACATTAGGATCTAACACACACCCAATCCAAAATCCTCTTCTAGGATCCCCGTCTATAAAGATTACTACAACTGTGTTGCCAATATCGGGCGGCACCATCCACATGCCGTATGATTTTTGTGTGCTGTTGTATTCGTTGTTTTCGTCCACATATGCCACACTGGTACTGCCAGCAAACGGACTTAGGTATTTGACCTGATGCACTTGGCCTTCTCTAGCATTTTGATTGCCAGACTCGTGTAACAGTTCCACTTCCAATGTGCCCATATAATAGGGATCAGTGATACTGACCACTCTGGCTAAAAAAGGTCCAGGACGAGAATCCGGTTTAGCGCCTTCTGCTAGTCTATCGTCATTACTCATTATCCGTTCCAATCGCCTAGTGCGGCATTGTTATTTGTTATTTCTTGGTCGCTTATAGTAGATTCCGAACCAACACTGTCTGCTTCAATATTAGCAATGGCCTGTTCATAATCAGGATCATCAGATTGCAGCGAAGTGTCGACTGGGGGACCAGCATCTTGGTTAACACCCAGCGCAACTTCTGGTGCATTTCTGTCTACCAATTCTTGATGTACTTGTCTAATAATTTCTAATGTCTGCGTAAATTTGCCACCAGAAAACCTGCTTTCTACAAACTTTATCTTATAAAGCCCACTGAAACTTTGTACCAACATAGAACTAGATTGTAAATTTTTGTAAACGTTGGTACCTTCTTGAATGTCTGTAGGTGTTCTAAAATTAACAACTATATAGATTTCAGTATTCTGATAATTCATACTGCCGTCACTGTTGATCATCCTATAATTTGTTTCAGGACTGGTATAATTTCCAATTCCGCTATCACCAAGAAAATAAGGATCTCCATGAATTTTCAAATCTGTATTCACTAGATCCTGTCCCAACACCAGTGCATCCATAAAATTTCTAGCTATTCGTGTGGAAATATCTTCTTGGCCGCCGCCACCTTTTTTATCTGTACCACTTTGATCAGCAGTATATGACACTTGTCTTGTTGTAGCATTGGCAATGTTATTAGCACCACTGTCAAATGTGGGCTCTTTGTCTACTTCTGTTGCATCTTGTCCTGTTTGTTGTTTAGTTTTAGTATCTTGAGATGATTTAAATCCGTCAGGGGCTACTGCTTTTCTAAAAGTAGCATCAAGATTAATTTGGAAATCAATTACTTCAGTATTCTTACCTGTGTAGATATAGTCATAAACTTTGATTGCTTCTTCTTTTAATTTCTTAGCACCTTTTGGTGCTGCACCGGGAGGTAACAGTATTGCCGAATTGACCTTGTATGCCACTACCCTGAACACTATCAATTTGGGAAGTCTGCCGGTTTTGCCTAAGTTTGCTGTGGTTTTCTTTTCGTATACTTGCGGATCAATACGCCACCACGGTATCATACCTGCATCATCAACCTGCCCGTCACGTAGAGCCTGTTTAGCGTAGTCACTCATTAACACCACTTGATTGATTACGTTGGTAATGTCAGTGCCTTGTAAAAATTTAAAATCGCTAGTGGTCACGTTGACTTCTAAATTTCCTCTTACGTAAACACCTTTTTCTTTATCGTAGATAGCATTGTCTTTGCCAAACGGACTGTCGCCTTGCCTCGCCGAAGTAAATCCCATGCTGGCTGATCCAACAGTGTTAACCGAACCTGTTTCTTGCACCTGAGTTTTGTTTAATTCTCCAGTGCTTCTTTTTAATTTTAATTTACTGTAGATGTCGTTGCTTCCAGCAGAGTTTTTAGGATTTTTTGTTGCAGCATTGATATCTTCAGCGGCTGATTGCAGGGGTGAAGACGGATCTTGTGGGAATAATATCACAATTTCATCTGGTTCACGATTGTCAGTTTTTGCTTGTTCTATGAGATAATCATTAATCACACGTTGTAAACTTTTTTCTCCAGTTTGCAACATTTCTTGAACTGTTTCTCCGCTGATGTTCGTATCACTTTGAATTACATGAAAACCTCTGTTAAATGCCTGTTGATTATGAGGATTGGCTACGATTTCATATTCTGTGCCTTTGGTAGTAACTCGGGCATTGATTGTAGCAAAAGTAAAAGGATATAATCTTCTTTCTAGAGGCAACGAAGCAGCCAATTGATCTTCTGTGTGCCCAGCAAAGTCAATGGTTAATAAAAATGGTGTGTTGCTTAAGTAAGTTGAATATCCTGCGTCTTCAGCAGCAACTTGTAATGCCTGCGCAAATAATCCCATACTGTAAGGTTCAATAACTTTAAATCGAAATGTCATATTGTTGGTATTGACAGCGTCTTTGCTGAATGAACATGTATGTGGTATGGTTAAATCATCCATAAAAAAATCATATTTTCCGAATGCCGTGTTGACTCGATTTTCTGGATTTATTGAGCCGCTGGCCAGCACCAACTGATTAAATCTTCCGGCGCGGTATGTAGAATCAGGAAAATTTATGCTTTGATTATCAAGACACGATATAGTAAAAATATAATTGTAACTGGCAAATTTACTTAGAATATTAGCAAATGGAGGTTTTTGAGAAATTGTGTTTTTTGTTTTTGCACCTTCAGCATTTTCATTGATATTACCAAGATTTACTTTTAACTCAGGAACAAAATTTCCCAAGGCACGCAATACTCCAGCACCACCTAGCAATTGTCCGGCTGCCGAGGCCAATTGATTACCTAGTTGTGGAACAATACTAGTTGGGTTGGCTATTGCTCCTGCAAGACTTTTTACAGCATTAACGCCTTGTACAATACTAGCACCGGTTAATACTGTTGAGACTGCCTTAGTTGCGGTGGTTGCACTTAATTTGTCAAGACCAAAATTAGACATATCAAATTCCCAATGTTGAAACTAATCCAGATTTTTTAGGGATAAAAATCTGAGTACCTGCAATAAAATCAAACACAGGATCTTGTATTATATCTAGATTTCGTTGTGCAAATACCCACCAAAGTTTGGATGTGCCATACAGATCAAACGACAACAGATCAGGTCTGTAGGTATATTGAGGTTCAATAGTGTAAAGATAATCATCTTGTTCTGCAGACACTGGTCTAATTTTTAATATGTCAAGATAGTCCTTGGCAATTCTAGTAGAAAACCAAGGACTGGTGTTAGTATAGATGCTGTTAACTGACATTAGATATATCCTGTTCCGTTAGA